CCAACCAATATCAATTGTGAAATCACGTTCTTTTGCAAGGTCAATGATGTGAGTATAATTTGTATTGTACTCATTCGTCAACGGATATGATGGATCGTAGGTAATCTTCAGCCTACCTTTGTGAAACGCTGAAGCAACGATTTGAAATCGAAACTTCATTGTTCCTCTCCATCTCCGAAACGGAAGAGTTGCAAAACAACATGCTGGGAAATGAAGCTCGGTTGGTGAACCAAGCTCATTCCACAACACAGGACTCACTTCAGAATTCCAAAGCAAGGTTTCAGTGCTGTCAGCAACAGCCCATCCGAACTGCGTGAGAAAGGATTCTCGTTGTGCGATAGATTTGATTGTCATCTCATCTGTCGTACCGAGACCCATAACTCGCGGATCGATGGTAAGTTCTTGTTTACAGTCCAGAGTCAATTTCTGACTATTATCTGAGACATTGGTGTTAGCCATGTTACTCAAATATCGTGGCGTATACGGTTGAATTTCCGCTAACGTCACTGGACGTGAATATCCAAACATTGTTGCTATACTCGATACCGCAGATGCTGCGAGCTCAGTCGCTCTAGCATACATCCCAATACCGGGTACTTTACTAAGGGCTCCTGCAGCTTTTGCAATGACACCTGCGGGTCGTGATATTGGACCTGAACCATATTCATCCTTGGCTTGTGGAGTGAAAATCTCTCCCATCTGTGGCGATAGAGCACCTGGCTCATTCGCTGTAGGAATAGAAAGAGAAACTTCCTCCGCCCAAGCAAAGACTGAAACTGTTACGGAATCAGTGGCTCCATTAGCATGCTTCAAATTCTGCATACCGGGGATGATAATATCACCCATTTCTCTCCATTCCTGATTAAGAATTTTCAAGGCATTCTAATACCAAACGAAAGGGAGAGTAAGGGTTCCACCTTGACTGGTGGTTGGGTCCAAATACACATGTGGCCGTTGACTGGCTGCCACCACATCCTCAATAAAGAATGCACGATCTTTTGTGAAATCGTCCAAATTGTGGAGTGGTATATACGATGCAATTGCTCGCCCATAATGAAAACCATTACCGTTCAAAACGATTCTGACTTTCAACTTACAGCGCAACAAGTTATAATTTGTGATACGATTTATCACCCTGGGGTTTTCAAAGAAATCCTGCCAGGGATTAAATGTCTCAAACAAATTTGTACCTGTCGCCCAACTGTAAGACTGAATTTTGACGGGACGCTGAAAGAAATTCTCCAGCGTCGCATCATCTGTATCAGCTGTGCGAAACGTGTCATCGGGCATACTGTCAACGACGTAATCCCATTGCGGAGTCTGATCACTGAACCTTACGTTCTGGTGCTGGGACTCCAAACTTTCCTCATTTATAGTTACATTAAACTTTTGTGTGTTATTATTCATATTATTCATTGTAGCAAGTCATCATTAACGGTTGCATGGAAGACTCAATCCATGCACCGTGTGTCAATCTTGCGTGTGGCGAACACTCCCCTAAATAGGGGTACTTTACGAGGAAAGTGCCTCTCTCTGCAAGCCTGTACTTTGTCCTTCGACTGACTAGTTGGACAAGCACGGTCATCCAATACAGAGAGCCCTCTTTTGGTGTATTTAGACGTGATGGGATACGCCCAGAGGGATGCATTTAATGTCTGCCCAAGACGGTGCCGCAATCTAAGCATAGCGTTCTTTCCAGGCTGCAAGTCTGTCGTCATAACTTTCATGTACGACAGTGCAACCATGAATGATATCAGCTCGCTTAGCTACCTCAATCATTTGTTGGCGGCGTTGCTCATAGACATCACGTCCATGTGAAAACCACTCACGAAGAGCTCCATCAATGTTTTGCATTGATTGTTGTTCTTTTGTAAGTGCTTTGGATTTCAATGTGGCATGCAAACTCTTAAAGATCGAATCTTCATCGAGTGCACCCATGATCAAACCAGTGTCTTCACAATAGACGTTCTCTCTCTTGAGCAAATCTGCATCCGTATCTTTCATGTACGGTGTCGGCTCGGATTCCTTGTCTGGCATGGTGAACTTCATGTCATGTTCTTCGAGGAACTTTGCCACTGAAATGTGGTTAAATTCATCGAAGTCCTTATGTACAGAGCTCTTTGCATCATCTCCATATGTAATCAATGCGCACACATCTTGAAAAGGAGGAAGGTTCTTACGATCCTTACAAATTTCAAAGTATGCACATCGAAACAACAGAGCATTTACAATAGAATTGACATAAACAGTCAAGTTCTGTCCCGAAGGATTAGAACCAAAATGCTGTATCAAGTCACCATTATAAGCCATCAAAGGATAGCAAATATCCGTAGCAATTCCTTCCATGATAATCAAATCTTGGTCGGAGTAGCCACAGAACATGCCAATATCCATCATGACACGAAATGCAGAAAACATCACCTGAGCGGGCATACGAAGA